CACACGCGCGGATTTTTTTTGGAGGGCGGTGGTTTGGACCTGTTTGGCAATCCGGTCAGGGAGCGGACGGGAAAGAGGGGGCGGCCTGCGGTGCAGGTGACGGCTGAAATGACTAATAAAGTCAAGCTGTTACTGGCTTTGGGGTGGGCTAACCAACTGGTGGCTGATGCGATCCAGGTATCGCTGCCGACCCTGAAGCGGCATTTTAGAGCCGCGCTGGCAGATCGGGACAAGATGCGGGTGCGGATGGAAGCGGCGCGGATTTACGCGGTGGCCGAAAAAGCGCTGGCCGGGGATGTGGGCGCGGGGCGGTTGTTCCAGCAACTGCTCGACCGCAACGACCGCAACATGGCGGAGATGCGGCTGGCGGAACGCGGCGGCAAGGATCAGCGCGGCAAGAAGGACATCAGCCGCGATCTGGCACTGGCGGCGGAAACGGCGCTGGATGCGGAGCTTGAGCAGGAGGTCTTGAACCTTGGCCGCCGGAACTGACGGTGCCCTGCCGCGCTTTGCCTGCCCGGACTGGTGGGACAGGATGAAGCGCGGCGACGTGCCGATGGTCGATGTTGCCCTGAACCCGGCCAAGGCAGCCAAGGCGCTGGCGCTGTTCAACCGGCTGCGGCTGCCGGATGTGCCGGGCAACCCGGCGCTGGCCACGGCTTGCGGCGGTTGGTTCAAGGAAGTGATGCTGGCGCTGCTGTGCAGCGAAGACCCGGAGACCCAGCTTCCGACGGTGTGGGAAGTGCTGTGCATGGTGCCGAAGAAAAACTCGAAGACCACCTACACTGCCGCCCTGGCCCTGACCGCGCTTTACCTGGAAGAGGCCCCGAACCGGCAGATGCTGCTGGTGGGACCGACCAAGAACATTTCGGAGCGCAGCTTCGATCAGGCCCAGGCGATGATCCGGCTCGACCCGATGTTGCTGGCGACCTTTCACATTCAGGACCACATCAAGCGGATCACCCGGCGCAAGACCGAAACCAGCCTTGATGTCAAAACCTTTGATACCAGCATCGTGACCGGCGAAATTCCGGTGCTGACGATCATCGAGGAGGTCCATGAGCTGGGCAGGCAGGCGAGTGCGGCAAAGGTGATGCAGCAGATCAGGGGCGGCGGCATCACCAAGACGCGGGGGCGGCTGATGATGATCACCACGCAAAGCGATGATGCCCCGGCGGGGATATGGCGCACCGAGCTCGACAAGGCGCGGGCGATCCGGGACGGCAAGGCCGGGCCGTCGCCGATCATGCTGCCGGTGCTTTACGAGTATCCGCCCGAGTTGCAGAAGGCCGAGGACTATTGGGAAGATCAGCGGCACTGGCGCGTGGTGCTGCCGAACTGGGGCCTGTCGATCGACCCCACGGCGCTGGCCGATGACTGGGTGAACAACGGCAAGATCACGCGGTCGGCCAAGCAGATCTGGGCGAGCCAGCATCTGAACATCGAAATCGGGGTCGGGCTGGCGGCAGGGTGGCTGGGGGCACGCTACTGGGACGCGGCCAGCGACCCGAGCCTGACACTGGAGACGCTGATCGCGCGCTGCGATGTGGCCTGCATCGGGGTCGATGGTGGCGGGCTGGATGATCTGTTCGCGCTCGCGGTGGTGGGGGTCGAGCGCGGCACCGGCACCTGGCTGACCTGGGGCAAGGCCTGGGTGCACCGCGATGTGCTGGAAGACCGCAAGGAGATTGCGCCGCGGCTGCTGCAATTCGCCGAGGCTGGCGAGCTGGAGATCATCGATGAGGTCGGGCAGGATTCGGACGGGGTGGCCGAGATTGCCGCCAGGCTGATCGCGGCGAACCTGTTGCCGGAAGAGGATGCGATCGGCACCGATGTGACCAATCTGGCGGCGATCCGGGCGGCGCTTAAGGCGGTCGGGGTGACCTTTGAGCAGTTGGTGGTGATCCCGCAGGACTACCGGCTGGCGGATGCGATCTGGGGCACCGAACGGGCGCTGAAGGAAAAGCGCCTGCGCCATGCCGGACAGGGGCTGACGGCATGGGCAGTGGGCAATGCCAAGCCGGAAACCCGCGGCTCGGCGATCCGGATCACCAAGGAAGTGGCGGGCAAGGCCAAGATCGATCCGGTGATGGCCTTGATGGATGCGGTAAAACTGATCATGCGCGAGCCGGTCGCGGCGGGCTCGGGGTCTTATCTCGAGGCCGATGACGAGGAGCTGCTGGTGCTATGATCTTTGGTTGGGGCAAAAAGGCGGCGCTGCCTGCCGAGCGCAAGAGCGCCGAATTGAGCCTGGCCGGGGTGCTGGGCTGGCTCGGGTGGGGCACCTCGGCGGGTATCTCGGTCAACGACGCCTCGGCGCTGGCGGTGCCAGCGGTGTTCTGTGCGGTGCGCACCATTGCCGAAGGCATGGCGCAGATGCCGGGGGTGGTGAAGGCGCGCAGCTTTACGCCGGGTGGGCTGCCCCGCCTGAAGCCGCTGCATGACCATTGGGCCACCCGGCTGCTGACCGAGAGCCCGAACGGGTTTCAGACGGCGCACGAGTTTGTCGAGGGGATGATCTTCAACGCCGCCCTTGGGGCGGGCGGGCTGGCGATCAAGAACGAGATCGACGGCGTGGTTGTGGAGCTGCTGCCGGTGCCGTCGAGTGCCTGGACGGTGCGGCAGATGCCGGACTATGCGTTGCAGTTCCGGGTCGATTATGCCGACAAGACACATGGTTATTTCAGCCGCGATCAGGTCTTGCTGGTGCGCGGCCCATCGCTCGACGGGTTCTCGGGTCTGCCCGCGGTGCGGCTGGCGCGCGAGGCGATCGGGCTAAGCGTGGCGCTGGAGCGCCAGCAGGCCAAGCTGGCCGGCAATGGCGGCAAGCCGTCGGGCATTCTGTCGTTCAAGAAGGCGCTGGGGCCGGAAGCAAAGGAAAAGCTGCGGGCGACGTGGCAATCCAAGTTCGGGGTCAATGGTGAGGGCGGGATCGCGGTGTTGGACACCGATGCCACGTTCGGCCCGATCACGATGAATTCTGTCGATGCCGAATTTCTGGAGACCCGGCGGATGCAGATCGAGGAAATCGGCCGGGCGTTCCGGGTGCAGCCGATCATGATGATGCAGACGGACAAGACGCCGTTCGGAACCGCCGAGCAAATGTTCCGGATGCATGTCGTGCACACGCTGGGGCCGTGGATCAGGCGGTGGGAAGATGCGATCCGGCGCGACATTCTGGGCTTCAAGGCCACGCCGCAACTGATCTGGGACATGGATGAGGCCGAGCTGCTGCGCGGCGACTGGGAAGTACAGGGCAGCTATTTCGCGACCGCCCTTGGGGCCGGGGGGCAACCGGCGTGGATGACGCAGGACGAGGTGCGGGTGGGGGTGGGCCTGAACCCGATGGAGACCGAGGAAAGCCAGAAGCTTAACCCCGGCTCGATGGGGCAGATGGCCGGGGCGGCACCTGGCAAAGCTGCCAGCAAGGCGGTGGCGTTGCCCGCGCCGCAAACACTGCTGGATCATGTCACCAAGGCAATGGAAGGGGAGGCACCCGATGCCGTTTGATCTAAGTTGGAAGTTCGCGCCGCTGACCCTGACGGTGGACCCGGCGTCCATTCTGCGGGGTGAAATCGCAGGCTATGGCGCGATCTTCGGCACTGCCGATCTGGAGGGCGATGTGATCGTCAAGGGGGCGTTCGACGCGACCCTGGCGAGCCGCCCGGCACCGGTGGCGATGCTGAAACATCACGACCCGCAGCAGATCGTCGGGACCTGGTCGGAGATCAGGGCCGACAAGAGCGGCCTGCGGTGCAAAGGGCAATTGCTGACCACGACCGATTGCGGCGAAGTGGCGCTTGAGGAGGTCAAGGCCGGGGCTTTGAGCGGCCTGAGCATAGGCTACCGGACGGTCAAAGCCGAGGGCGGGCCGAATGGCACGCGGCGGTTGACCGAGGTCGAGCTGTGGGAGGTCTCGCTGGTGACATTCCCGATGCACGTCGGAGCGCGGATCGACAGCCTGAAGGCGGCTGGTCTGACGGAAAGAGATTTCGAACGGATGCTCATGCAGGACGCTGGGTTTTCCCGTTCGGTGGCCCGCGCCTTGATGGCTGGCGGGCTGAAGGCCGTTCAACGCGCCAAGCAGGACGCTGGTGGTGAGACGGAAGCACTGGTCCGGGCGCTGCGCGCGCGGGCTGCACTGTAACCGCAAATCCAAAAGGGGGCCATCATGGCACTGGATGACAAGGAAATGCTCGATCTGATCGAGAAGGGCAACAAGACCATCGAGTCGGTGAAAAGCCAGATCGACACGCTCAATGGTCAAGTGAAGGACGTGGTGCACGAAGAGCCGTTCCGGCTGGCCGTCAAGGCCATCTCGGACCAGTTCGAGGCCGAGCGCACGGCGCGGGCCGAGCGCGAGCTGGCGCTGGAGGAAAAGCTGCGCGCGGTTGAGGTCAAGGCCAACCGGCCCGGCCAAGGTGGCGGCGTCTCGGTGCAGGCCGACGAATACAAGACGGCGTTCATCGCCTGGATGCGCAACCCCAAGGACCGCGCCGCCGAGCAGAAGCTTTACGAGCTGGAAAAGAAGGCGACCGATGTGCGGACCTCGGTCGCCGGTTCGGGCGGCTATGCGCTGCCGGAACAGATCGCGACCGAGATCGCCAAAACCGAGCGCCTGTCTTCGGCGATCCGGCAGCATGCGCGGGTGGTGCAGGTCGGCAGCAGCGACTACAAGGAGATCCTGGACCGCAACGGGTCGACCACCGCCTGGGTGGGGGAGGCCGGGGCCTATGCCCAGACCAACACCCCGGACCTGGTGGAATGCGCCCCCACCATGGGGTCGCTGATCGCCTATCCGCAGGCGACGGTGGAATCGCTCGACGATCTGTTCTTCAACGTCGAAGCCTGGCTGATCGGCAAGATCACCGAGGACTTTGCGGTGGGCGAGGCGACGGCGTTCGTGTCGGGCAACGGCACCAACAAACCGACAGGGTTTTTGACCGGAACCCCGGTGGTTACGGCGGATGCGACCCGCGCCTACGGGGTGCTGCAATACTTCGCCTCGGGCGCTGCCGCCACGCTGGGGACGGCCCCGCTTGATCTGCTGAAGGCGGTGTTCTACGGCACCAAGTCGGGGTATCGGACCAATGCGATCTGGGGGATGAACTCCGCCACGATGGGGGTTCTGTCGCTCTTGAAGGACAGCACCGGCGTCGGCCTGTTGCAGCGCTCGGCGGCGCTGGGCGACCCGGACACCATCCTTGGTCGGCCGGTCGCGATCTTCGAGGACATGCCGGATATCGCGGCCAACGCCTTGCCGATTGCCTTTGGCGATTTCAGCCGGGGCTATCTGATCGTGGACCGGGTCGGCATCCGGGTGCTCCGCGACGAGATCACCGCGCCGGGCTATGTGAAGTGGGCCGCCTCGAAGCGGGTCGGTGGCAAGATCAAGGATTCTGACGCCATCAAGCTGGTGAAGTGCATCGTCTGACTCTGACGGGCAGAGGCCGACTTGGCCGGGCGGGTGATCGCCCGGCCTTTTGCGAAACCAAGGGAGACAAGAGATGGCGAAACTGGTCAGGAACCTGGTCGGGGTGGTGGCGGGTGAGGTCTATCCCAAGGTCATTCTGGCCGGGGCGGACTGCCCGCCTGAACTGGAAGCGGCGGCACGGGATGCCGGGGCGCTGGAAGTGACGCCTGCGCCCGCAGCCAAGCACGGGAAAGGCGGCTGAGATGGCCGCCCGGCTGATTGTCGCGCCGAGCGCAGAGGTTGCCACCCTGACCGAGGTCAAGGCGCTGATCCGGGTGACCGACCCCGACGAGGATGCGGTGGTGCAGGCGATGATTGATGCGGCGGTCGGAATGATGGACGGGCGCGGCGGGTTGCTGGGCCGGGCGATCATGGCGCAGGTCTGGGCCGAGGATCTGGCTGTGCCGGGGCCGTGGGTGCTGGCCCTGCCGGATATCGAGGCCGCCAGTCTGACGGCGACGCTGGACGGGGTGGTGGTGGATGCCGGGGCCTTGAGCCTGGCGGCCAGCGAGGGCGGGCCAGTGCTGACGCTGACCGGCTTGTCGGGTGCGGTGCTGGCGGTGCAGTATTCCTGCGCCCTGCCCGCCGCCAAGTTGAAAACGGTGAAGGTGCTGATCAGCCTGATCGTCGATTACTGGTATGCGCTGCGCAGTGCCGGGCAGGAGGACGGCGGGCTGCCGGGACCGGCGCTGGGGTTGATCGAGCAACTGCGCTGGCCGGGCGTCTGAGGGGGCTTGGGATGAAATCGGGACTGCTGACCTGCCGCCTGACGGTCCTGCGGGCCGGGGCTGCTGCCGATGACGGATTGCAGACCGTGCCGGGAGCGATCGCAGCGCTGAACCAGCGGCCCTGGGCGCTGCGGCGCGACGTGTCGGATGGCGAAGTGGTGCGGGCCGGGATGATGCTGGGCAGCAAGGTTGCGCGGTTTGCGGTCAAGCGCACGGCCTTCACGCGCGCGATTGTCATCACTGATCAGGTGGAGGCCGATGGTCTGCGCTACGACATCGTGGGGATCAAGGAAATGGCGGATCGCGACATCGAGCTGACCGCTGTGGCGCGGGTTTGAGCCGATGAGTGTGGTCCAGACCGGCATCAAGCTGGAAGGCACCGCCGATCTGCTGGCGGCGCTGGCGGAACTGGCGAGCCTGACCAGCGAGCGCACGTCACGTGCGGCGGTGGTCAAGCAAATGGACAAGGCGCTGGAGCCGGTGGCCGAGGCGGCGCGGGTGGCGGCACCACGCACGGCGGGGGGCGGCAAGCATATGGCCGACGGCATTGCGGTCGGGGGCACGCTGAAGCGGTCGCAGCGGCTGTCGAGTGACGCCAAGAACGCGTTCTGGAGCGGGATGCGGCAGACCGGCGACAAGGCGGTGGCGCGCGAGATGTTGCGCAATGCGCGGCGCGCGGAACGGGAGGCGGGGGTGGTTCATGCAAGCCCGCCGATCGTGCGCTATGTCGGGGTCAAAAGCGGTTTGGCGACGCTGGTCGAGTTCGGCACCGGGCCGCGGTTCACCAAATCCGGCAAGGCGCTGGGGGTGATGCCGCCTGAGCCTTTTCTGCGACCGGCGTGGGATGCCCAGGGGCCTGCCATCATGGCGCGCGTGAGTGCCGGGTTGCGCGTCGAGCTGGCCAAGAAGATCGCGCGTGCCCGCAAAAAGAAAGGCCTCGGGTGATGGCGATGGAAGAGGCGCTGCGCGCCAGGTTGCAGGCGCAACTGGCCTGTCCGGTGGACTGGGGTTGGAACCAGCAGGGCGAGGCGGTGCCGCGCATCGTGCTGACGCTGGTATCCGACATCCCGGCCTATTCGATGGATGGGCCGTCAGACATGGCGCGGGCGCGGGTGCAGATCGACTGTTTCGCCGCCAGCCAAGGGGCAGTGATCCATCTGGCACGGGCGGTGACTGCGGCGATTTCGGGTTATGCCACGGCACCCTTGCTGGGCGTCTTTCTTGACGGTGGGATTGATCTGCCCCCCGATACCACGGCGGGCGAGGTTTTCGCCCGTCGCACCCTGAGCGCGATGGTTCACCACCGCATCCCCTAACCCTGTTGGACAAAGGAACACGCCATGAACATTGGCTACAAGACCCATCTTTATGTGGGGGCCACGGTTGAAGCCATCACGGCCACCGTCGCCTTTGCCGCGATCACCTCGATCACCCCCCCGGCGACCACGGTCGATGAGATCGACGGCACCAACATGGACCAGAGCGATTATGTCCGGCGCTTCGGCCCTGGCCTGATCGACCCGGGCACGGTGCAGTTCGAGCTGGAATGGAACCCCAGCGATGCCACCCATGATCTGATCCGCGCGATGATTGCGGGCCGGGAAACCCGCTACATGGAAATCCGGTTCGACGGGCTGTCGCCGGTGGTGAAGTTCGGCGGGCGCGGGTTCTTCACCGAGTTCACGCCATCGGCCCCGATGGACGGCAAGATGACCGCCACGGCGACGATCCGGCCCTCGGATGGTCTGTGGGTTGAGGTGGCGTAATGGCGCGCGGGATCGAGTTCGAGGCGCTGGGCAAGCGCTGGTCGCTGCGGATGAGCATCACCGCCATCTGCACCGTGGAAGCGGAATTGCGGATGACCTTTGATCAGGCGTTGAAGGCGGTGCAAACCGGGTCGATTTTGACCCTTCGCATGATGCTTACTGCGGGCCTGGGGGGCAAGCTGCCCGCCGAAAAGGTGTCGGACATCATCGAAGATATCGGCCTTGAGCGGGCAGGTGAGCTGATTGGCGAGGCCATCGCGCTGGCCTTTCCGCAGCCCGATGCCGAAAGCGAACCCGATCTGGGAAACTGACACCGGGCCGGGGCGAAAGCGGGGTCTTCAAGTGGCAGGCCGCGCTGGAGTCCTGGGTGGCGGCGGGGATGGACCCGGCCCGGTTCTGGGAGGTGACCCCTGCCGAATTTCACGCGGCGCTGCGCGGGTCTGAAGAGCGGAGTTGGCGGGCGCTGCGCCAGGCGCAAAGTGTGGCGTGGTCGCAAGCGCTGGTGCTGATCACCGGCTGGCACAACCCGCGCGCGCGGCAGAAGTTTACGACCATGTTCCCCGACCCGCGCGCGGCGGCGCGGCGCAAGTCGCAGACTGATGGCGACATGCTGGCGGCGTTGCGGCTATGGGTTGCGGCCCCAAAACGATAGGAGATCAGAATGGCCACGGAAATCGGTGCTCTGCGCGCCCTGCTGAGTCTTGATTCGGCGCAGTTTGAAAGCGGCATTGGCCGGGCGCAGGCCAAGCTGGGCGGGTTTGCGGCCAAAATGCAGGGGCTTTCGGCGCGGATGGCCAAGGTCGGGGCCGCCATGTCCGTAGTCGGGGCGGGCGTTGCGCTGGGAATCAAGCGGCAGCTTGATGCCGCCGACGAGCTATCAAAAGCGGCGCAGAAGTTCGGGGTGCCGATCGAGGCGCTGTCGCGGCTGAAATATGCCGCCGATCTTTCCGACCTGTCGCTGGAAGGTCTGGGCACGGGCTTGCGCAAATTGTCGCAAAACATGGCGGATGCGGCGGCGGGCAACAAGACGGCGATCGAGATGTTCGAGGGGATCGGGGTGGCGGTCAGCAATGCCGATGGCAGCCTGCGCCCCACCGAAGAGGTGTTGCAGGATATCGCCGATGTGCTGGCGAGGATGCCCGACGGGGCGGCCAAGACGGCGCTGGCGTTTGATATTTTCGGCAGGTCCGGGGCCGAGATGATCCCGCTGCTGAACGGCGGCAAGACCGCCTTGCAGAAAATGGGCGAGGAGGCCGCGAAGATGGGCCTTGTGATCAGCCAAGAGACCGGCACGGCGGCCGAAAAATTCAACGACAACCTGCACCGGATCAGTGCAACGATCGGTGGCCTTGTGGTGCAGATGGCGGCGGCGCTGGCCCCGGCGCTGGAGACGGTTTCCGGCTGGCTGGTGGAGGCCACCAAGGCGTTTCGCGACCTGTCGCCGTGGACGCAGACCTTGATGGCGGGGATCGCGGCGGTGACGGTGGTGGCGGGGCCGCTGGTGATCGGGCTGGGGCTGGTGGTGGGTGTGATCGGGACGCTTTTTTCGCCGCTGGGGCTGTTGATCGTTGGGCTCGCAGGGGTCGCCGGGGTGGCGGCTTACGTCGTGACCCAGTGGGATGACCTCAAGGACCGGTTTCCGATTCTGGACAAAATCGCGGGTTTTGGGCAGCGGATCAAGGAGCAGTGGGACAAATTGCCCGCCATCAAATGGGCGGTGCTGATTCCGGCGCTTAGCTGGGCCACGCTGATTCCCGGTCTGCGGTGGGCGGCATTCATTCCAAATATTGCGTGGGCAGTTATTGGCGGGGTGTTGAATTGGGGAATTCTGATTTCTCGCCTTGCCTGGGGTGCGCTGGGGTTTATCGGGCCGATCGGGTGGGCGGCACTCGCCGGTGGTCTGGTCTGGGCAACGCTGGTTGATCACATCGAATGGAACGGATGGATACCGACAATCATCTGGGCCGACTGGATACCGACGGTGAATTGGTCGGATTTTATCCCGGCAATTGATTGGGGGGCAATTTTCAACAAGGGCGGAAGAGAGGCGGCGGCGGCGCAAGCG